CCTTTTCGAACCCTCCCCGTGCTTAGGGCGACGGGTCAGGAAGCCATCCGGACCGTCTTTTTCTTGGCCCTAAGCAGGTTCTGAAAAACCTTCTTCACATTCTCGTAGATGCCCATGCGGCGCGCTTCTTCGGCTGCGACTGCGCATAGGGCTTGGGCTGCGCTGACGCCAGCTTCTTTCGCCAGGATCAGTGCTGCTGCATATGTCGGCAGTCGGCTGCCCTTGACGTATCGGTCAAGGCTTGGCTGTGGGATTCCCATCTCGTGGGCCGCTTTGTTGACCGTTCGGTCATGCAAAGCTTTGTCTATCAATTCAGCGTATTCCATACAAATCCTCAATTGGTTAAGTTACCCCGAGCGGAGTAATGTTCGCATGTCACTCCGAACGGGGTAACTCTGTTTTGAGTGACGGGGTAAACATACACCATTTCGGCCGCCCTTCGGGGCTACTGCCAGAAGCAGGTCGGTTGGGTGTATGGCAACAGTCAAAAACCAATTTGCTCATTCGTCGGAGCCATCATGTCGAACACCCAGAAGCTCACCATCATCGCCATCAACAGCCGTAACGGCGTCTCCGCAAAGACGGGCCGCCCGTACTCGATGCACGAAGCGCAGTGCATTCTCACTGAAGGTGTTGCCGACGCGACTGGCGGCATGTCCGAACAGATCAAGGTTGGCCGCGTGAACGTCGCCGACGAACTCAAGGACACCGTACCCGGCGACTACGTGGCCGACTTCAAGCTGTTCGTCTCGCGCGATGGTGAGCTGGTCGCGCGCATCGTTGGCCTGAAGGCGTTGACTGTTTCTCGCCCTGCCCCTTCCGCTCCCGAAAAGAAAGCGGCCTGATCCTGATCCATGCGAAGCCCGGTGATGCCGGGCTTCATCTGTTTACGGCGGGAATTGATGAGGGGATCGCGATGGAATTTCTGGTGATCTTGGTCTGCACGGTGGTCTCTGTTGCGGTGGTCTTTGGCGGCGCCCGCGCTTTTGATCGCTTCATTTCGCGCTGGGTCGATGCGGAGGTCAGCGACTGGCGCCACCTGTTGCGTCTGGAGCGTCGTCATTTGCTGATTGCGCTGGATCGTCGTCAGGAGGCGTACGCGCTGCTCGACGGTGATGGGCTGGTGGTGGCTGATGAGCATGCTCGGCGCGCGCTGGTGCGGTTGGGCGGCCTTGCGGGGGCGTGGTGATGAAGCTGCCTAGCCCGCTCTGGTTGCTGTTGGTCGGCTGGCTGGCGACCGCAGTTGCACACAACGCTTCGCGCTTGTTGTCGGTGATCGGTTTCACAGGCGTCTCGATGCTGATTCATGGCGGGCATGTGGTGGCGCGAGCGTGTGTGCTGCTGACGGTGGTTGTGGTGGTCGTCCGCCTAGTGCGGCGTTTCTTTCGGAGGGCGTGATGTCAACCCTTGCTGAGATCGAAGCTCAGATCGCTGAGCTGGAGGAGGCCAATGAGAACTTGCACGACTCGTTGGATTCCGCCGAGTCGATGGACGATGCCGAGGCCATCGAGTTCTTCGGCAGCCTGGATGAGCGTGACGAGGCGATTGAAGCCTGGGAAGCGGCCATCCAGTCGAATCTGGAACAGATCGCCGAGCTGGAAGGCTGATCTGATCGTGGCTCAGTGCGTGGTGATCCAAAACGGTGGGTTGGTCTTCACGACCGATCCGCCACAGAGCTGCAGCGGCTATCTGCTGTTGCAGCCAAGCGAATACTCGAACGTGATGGCTCTGTCCGGCGCGTTCACGTATCCCAGCGCGAGCGATTTTGCGGCCGCGTTTACCGCTGGGTTTCAATGGCCGGTGTTCTTCTTCATCGTTGCAATGCTGGTGTCCAAGGTCGCGTCTTTTTTCGATAGGGGTTGAACATGAATCTGAAGCAAAAACTGGCCGCTGGTGCGGCTCTGGCGGTGACCGGTGGTGCGGCGATGGCTCAGACGACCACGACCGGCGGCAGCATCGACTTCTCGTCCATGACCGGTGCTGTGAGCGCGACCGCTGTGGTGGCTGCGCTGGTGGCCATGGGCGTGGTCAAGATCGGTCCGGGCTTCGCCAAGTGGGCGCTGAACAAGGTCGCGGCGTTCTTCTAATCGGCGCGGCGTTGACGTAGTACGGCCCAGTGGCTCCCCGGCGCTGGGCCTTTTTCGTTTCTGGAGGTCGCATGCTATGGCTACTGTTTTGGGGTTGGATCGGTTCGCTGTGCGTGTTGGCGGTCATGCTCGGCTGGGAAATTGGCTCGCGCTGATCGTTACGTGCTGGTTGGCGGTAGGGACCGCGCAGGCGCAATCGGTCGGCGTGGATTTGACGGTGCAGCAGAGCGGCCCCTCCGCCCCGCAAACGCCGTCGGGCAGCGTCATGTCGGTGCTGGTGCCGATCACCATCGGCGTCGTAGCTGTCGGCGCTGCTGCTGTCGCCCTGCCGGCCACTGGCGCGCTGGCCATCACGGGCGATGTGATCGCGGCGGCGGGCTCGTCGGCGATCCGCAAGGGCGTCATCAATGGCGCGGCGCTGGCGGGCATTGTGGCGCTGATCGGGGCGCCGTCTGGCATCTCGCTCGATTCGAGCGGCAAGGTGGTGGCGCCGGCTGTGTCGGCCAGTGCTGGTGATGCAGGGTTCAACGGCTATCAGTGGTGCGACACTGGTTCGGGGGCTGGTGGGGACAACGCTGGGTGTTCTGCAAGTCCGTCGGCGTCGTGTAGCGCGATGGTTGCCGCGCATAACGCGAAGTGGGGGGGTAACTACAAGTTCGTGGGGCTCGGTAGTGGTTCCGGGAATTCCTATCAGTGCATGATCGACATTGGTAGCGGCATTGGCCCGTATGCGTCTACTAGCATGAGCAGTAGTTGCGTCTCTGGCTACGTTTCGAGCGGCGGTTCGTGCGTGCCTGATCCCAGCGGACCGACACAGCCTGCGACTGATGCGCAAGTTCAGTCTGCTATCAAGGCGACGCCGGCGAGCTGGCCGTCTGTCTACAACGATGCTGGCTGCCCTTCAGTCAACACGCTGACCAACGTTGTCGGCGGTGGCTCTGACGATCCCTGTGCGCAGATGATCGGCGCATCGTCGACGGGCTATGGCGTCTCGTTTCCTTCTGGCAACACCGTCGCAGGCACGCCGAAGGTCGACACGCAGACGAAGGTCAATGCGGACGGCACGACGACGAAGACGACGACGACGACAAACGCCACGACCACGCTCACCGGTACGAAGGATCGTGTGAACCCGGTGGAGGGTCAGACCACGACGAGCACGTCTGTGTCCACGACTGTGACGAACCCTGACGGCAGCACGACGACGACCACAACGACGACCACGGATCAGGCGCCGCCAGCGACTGCGGGGAATCCGGCCAATGACCAGAAGGACGCGACGACTGCGACGTTTAGCGGTCCGACGCAGGCGCTCTATACGCAGAAGACAAAGACGTTTGCCGATGTGTTGCGGGGCTTCGTGGCGCGCGTGCAGGGCATGGCGTGGTATGGCGCGATGGCAGGATTTTTCAACGTCACGATCGGCACGGGTGCGTGTCCTTCAGATTGGGTTGTTCCGGCGACGCAATGGAATCCGTCGTTGGATATGACGCCCTACGTGTGCAGCAGCAGCATGATGACGATGTACCAGCTCGGCGGGGTTGTGGTGTTGATGATCGCCGCGTGGGCTGCGTTCAAGATCGCATTTCTTTGAGCGGGGTGAGTCATGTTCGATGCAGTCATCAACGCGTTGTCTGCGCTGGCCCAGTGGCTGGACAATATCTTCGTCGCCATCTTCACGGCGCTTTGGCAGATCACAGAGGATCTGTTCATCGATTCGTTGGACTTGCTCTTGCAGGGCGTGACAGCGGTCCTGAGCACGTTGCCGGCGCCGACGTTTCTAAGCGGCGTGAGTTTGCAGTCCGCGTTTAGCTCGTTGAGCGGCGACATTCTTTTTTTCTTCGGCGTTTTCAACATCGGGCAGGGAATCGGCCTGCTGGGTGGTGCCTTCGCGTTTCGTATGGCGCGTAAGGTCGTGACGCTCTTCCAATGGTGATGCGATGCTGATCGTTCACGAGGGGTTGCCCGGCGCGGGCAAGACGTGGGAGGCCGTGGTCAAGCGGTTGATCCCTGCGCTACAGAAAGGCCGGAAGGTCTATGCGCGTATCAACGGCTTGGATCACGCCAAGATCGCAGAGGTGGCCGGCGTCGAGCTGGAGCGGGTCAAGGAATTGCTGCACGAGATTCCTGAGGCGGAGGTGCTGCGCTGGAATGAGCTGGTCGAAAACGACAGCTTGGTCATCTTGGACGAGGCGCAAAACTTCTGGCCGCATGGGGCAACGCGGACCATGCCGCCGGATCAGATCAAGGCAGTTGCCGAGCATCGGCACAGGGGCTTGGATATCGTGCTCATGTGCCAAGTGCTTCAAGGCGCGGGCGGCGTGCATCCGGTGTGGGTCAACCGGGTCGATCAGAAGATCGTCTTCGAAAAGCTCAATGCGCGCGGCAAGGATGACAAGTACAAGTGGATCGCATACAAGGGGCTGCACAACGGCACCAAGATCAAGTTCACGCAGATCAACAAGGGGACCGAGGGCTACGATCCGAAGTATTTCGGCACGTATGCGAGCCACCAGGCGGCGACGGAAAACACGGAGACGTATCAGGATGCGCGCACGAACGTTTGGAACAATCCGGTTCTCAGAAAGTGGCTGCCGCTGTTCGGCGTCGCGTTGTTGATTGCGGTTTGGTATCTCTGGCACGCCCTCAAGGGCGGTGGTCTGGAACAGAGCATGAACGCGGGTCACAAGGTCGAGACGAAGACGACCGTTGTGGCAACGCCCGCACCGGTCGCGCCGCCGGTGGCCGCATCTGGCGTGCAGGCTAACGTGAGTCAGGCGCAACCGATGGCTGCGAAGGTTGAGCCTGTGAGCAGTGGTCAGAAGCAGGACGCGATGGCCGATGACTACGTGGCATCGATCTCGCAGAAATGGCGGCCGCGGCTATCCGGGTTGGCGTGGGCCGCGAACAAGGCGCGGTTGGTGGTCGAGTGGTACGACGAATCGAACAGGGTCAAGGAACGGCTGAGTGCCGCGCAGCTGGAAGAGTTCGGCTGGGGTGTTGCGCGCTCGGCTTACGGTGATCACGTGATCCTGTCAAAGGGCGGCGTGCATGTTGCGGTGACGAGCTGGCCCATGGAGGAATTCGGCCGGGTGAGCGACCGTGATAACCGAGCGTTGCATGAGATGGCTATGGGCAAGGATGATGGTTCGTCCTCAAGCGAGCTGCCCAGTTCGATGCGCGTGCCGGTTGCCAAGCCCGCTTCCGATCGCGCGCAGGACGTGCCGGCCTCCGATGGACAGCAGCGCTGGTCGCATGGTTAGCGTTTTGCCATGCGCAGCAGTCCCTGTAGCAGTCGGCCATCGTAGTCGTATACGCGAGCGATGAGGGCGCGGAACGTGCGGCAGACGAATTGCTTGCCGTCGGGGCGCGTCCAGATGAAGTGGGAAGCGGCGCGGATCAGGCGGCGGATCGGCAGGCGTAGCGTGAGTTGCTGCCACGGGCGGAATGGAAGCTTGCCGCGCTTGATGGTGCGACGGCGCGGCAGCGCGAACCACAGAGGCATGGTGCAGAGGCCGCCAATCAGTGAGAGGGAAAGCTGTTCCATGGTGTCCGCCTTTCAAGTTACCGGATCGCTAGATTCCGAGTCCCGGCGTCTGATTCTCTCGGTGAGGTTGCCGGGGCCGCTGCTGTCACCGTTCCGCTGAGTTCGTCGTCCCGCGACCATGAGAGCGGCGGCTCTGTGGGACGTGGAATAAATGGAGGGGACCCGATTCCCCGGCTTTTTGGGGAATTGGGGAGGCAGCCGTTTATGCCGCGAAAGCCCACAGAGACGACGCTATGGTCGCGATAGGGACGACGAACTCAGCGGAACGGTGACAGCCCTGGTGAGCGATCTGAGAGCTCAGGGGCGTAGCCCCTCTGACTGGCTGTTGGATGCGATAGGAAGGCCGCTGCGCTGCTTTCCGAAGGTGGTGGGTACGTAGGGTTGGGGTGACGGTCGCGCGCCCCGCCTCGCCCGCAGCGAAGCGAGGACGGACGGGGCGCGCGCAGCGCGCCCCTACTTGTAGTAATAACACTTAACGGAAGAGAGGCACGGAAAGCCAAGCGCGCCAAGGGTTCGCGGGCTGACCGGCCAAAGAAAAAGCCCCGCGACGCTGGAACGTCCGGGGCCTGACACGGTAGCTCTAACGGTTGGACACCCTACCATGCGTGAAACTACGATAGCAGAAAACTATAGAGAACGCGAGGCGCTTGAGTACTGGGAGCAACAGCGCGTCAATCGCGAGCAAGGCGAGGCCGAACGGGCTGCTCACGATGCGGAGTTCTGGCCGGAGGGGCCGGCAAGGCATGACATGGTCGCCAAGGTCCGGGCGTTCGATGATGGCAGCGTCGAGTTCAGCGGTTATCGCCGTACCGTGGTGCAGCGCCTGAACGACTTGCGTGATCTTCCCCGCCGCGCGCGCGGCGCCAAGCCCGAAAACGAAGACGATAAAGAGGCGCGGGCCGCTAGCGTTAAGTCTGCAGCGAAGCGAGCCAAGCAGAACGTTCGGTTGCGCTGCAAGACCGCTCGTGTCACGCACATGATTACGCTGACCACGCGCGAGTGCATTACCGATTTGCAGCGCTTCCTGGGCCTCTGGGACGTATTTCGGCGCACGATGGCCCGTCACAGTCAATTCCACTACATCGCGGTTCCGGAGCCGCAGAAACGTGGCGCATGGCATATGCACGTCGCCGTCTCCGGTCGGGCCGCGCTCAACCTTGCGCGGCGGGCGTGGCTGAAGGTCGTAGGCGGTCGTGGTAAGGGGTACTGCCACATTCGCAACCCTCAAGGGGCGCACTTCGGCAAGCAGTGGAAGTTGGATGCGCTGGCGAGCTATATCGCCAAGTACATCGGCAAGGACATTGCCGATGCCCGGTTCAATAAAAAGAAGTACTACACCAGTCGCGGCATCAACGTTCCTGAGGCCGTGGTCTATGCGATTGAGAACAGCCGTTCAGACTGCGCCGACGCACTCAAGGACGTGCTCACGACGCTCTGCGCTGAGTTCGATATTGCGGACATCCGATGTTTTGTTGCGCTGGATGGCTCGTCGTATTTCGCCAGCGCTTCGAAGCCTGTGCTGCTCGCGGCCTAGCAGCCTCGGTCGCCCATCTCCTGCTGGATCATCATGATCTGCGCGCGTTGGCGGTCGATCTCTAGTTGACCAGAGGTTCGTGGCAGGCTCTGCGTGTAGATGTTCAGGTCGGCCTTGAGCTGTGCGCAGCGGGCAGCGTCATAGGGAATGGACCGGGTGGTCTGCGTGGTGACGGTTCCATCGGAGCGCGTTGTGGTCGTCGTCGTGGTTGTGACGGTATACGCGTTTGCGGCGATGGATAGGGTTGCTGCCGATACTGCGATGAGCGTCTTCATGGCGTTCGTCTGGCGGTGGTGGTTATGCTGCGTCGAGTTGAGATTATGCAGTAGCGATCACAGCTCCCTCGGTCTAGCCGTCTATGCCGATTCACTTTGATTCGCTTATAATCAAAATCAATCAAAGGAGGTTGTTATGGCTCAAGTCGATACCCGCGTGCTGACCGCCCACGTGCCGGTGCAGTTGGCGGAAAGAGTGGATGAGATCGCGGAGCGCCTTGAACGGTCACGCGGTTGGATCATGAAACAGGCCCTTTCCGCTTGGATTGATCAGGAAGAAGAGCGTAGTCGGTTGACGCGTGAAGCGTTAGCTGATGTGGATGCGGGCGCGGTGATCGATCATCAGGCTGTGCAAGCGTGGGCGGATAGCCTGTCGACAAGCAAACCGAAGAAGGCGCCGCGCTGATGGAAATCCAGTGGACTGGTAAGGCGGTGTCGGATATCACGCGTCTCTATGAGTTTCTTTCACACGTCAACAAACCTGCTGCCGTGCGTGTGGTGCAATCTCTGACTGCTGCGCCGAAGTCGTTGGCAGCGAATCCGCGCATTGGTGAACAGCTAGATGAATTTGAGCCGCGTGAGGTTCGTCGCATCATCGTGGGGCAATACGAAATACGGTATGAGATTCGCGGCTCGGTCATTTACGTGCTGCGCTTGTGGCATACACGCGAGGATCGCTAGGCTGCGTCGAGGAAGCTCGGTTGCTGTCGCGCTTGGTGGCGTTTAATTGCGCGTTTGATGCTGCTGAGATGGACTCCAAACATGCGTGCGATGGCGGTCTTAGTCATCTGGCCGGAGTGCCATAGGCGCAATGCTTCGGCCTCATCTTCACTGCTGAGTGCGTAGTGCCTGCCTAGTTTCACGCCTCTCTTTGCTGCGGCGGCCATGCCTGCCCTGGTGCGCTCGCGGATGAGCTCTCGTTCGAACTCGGCAAATGCTCCGACCATGTGGAAGAGCATGCGGCCTGCGGCTGTGGTGGTGTCGAGCGATTCGGTCAGCGATCGAAACTGAGCGCCCTTCTCTTCGATCCGTTCGATGATGCGCAACAGGTCTTTGAGCGATCGCGCGATGCGATCCAGTTTGTAGACGATGACCTGGTCGCCGGGCTTTAGGAGGCGCAGTAGCTTCTCCAGCTCCGGCCTTCCTGCGGTTGTCCCGCCGCTTCTCTTTTCGGAAAAAATAAAACCGACGCCTGCTTTGCACAGAGCGTCGGTTTGAGCGTGAGTCTCTTGTTCTTGCGTCGAGACTCGGGCGTAGCCGTATTGCATCCAACCCCTCGAAAACGTTTTTTCTTGGGATTGTACTGGCTGCCCTAAGCATTGGCGGAGAGGGT